CCATATCCATAAGTGTCACCAAATACACCAACATCAAAAAATTCATTTATAGTTTTAATATACCTCAAGGTTTGAATTTATTTTATCTATTTATCTGTTGTTGACTCAGAATTATTTGAATCCAAGACTTCCTGTATTTTTCCAGCAAGTTCATAGTTTTCAGATTTTAAAGCTCTTTTAAGCATTTTTGTTAGAATTACCTCTTCACTTGATAACTCATCCCCGTTTACTTCCGGTCTAGCATCAACAGTCAAACAAATCCTTTGGGGAGAAAAGATTACCTCCAATCTAGAATCAACTTTAAATTCCTCCAATTCCGCCTCGGTCAGGTCATCAACCTCAGGATCTTCAAACATTATATCCCAATCTTGATTAAACCAGAATAGCATCCAAGGGCCGTAAGAAAACTTAGAAATATCATTATTGATTACAAATCTTAACAATGCTTTTAGTTCGCTCTTTACATCATTTTTTGTAAGATCTTCGCTAAAAATCTTTCTTTTCAATCCAGGTATTACCTCACTCCCTTCACCAATACCAAATTTGAAGGCCTTGTGTATTTCGAAAATTGTGTCCCAGTCTAAATTCTGAATTACCTTTTCTATAAGTTTTCTGAAATCCTTTCTCATATCATGTCCATTAGGAGCGTATATGTTATATATCGAACCTACTTCTTTGTCATATCTAATTGTTCCTTAATTGATTCCATCCACTGTTGATATTTTTCTGGGTAAAACTTCTTAAGGTCCACTAATTCTCTCCTGGATATTTCAAACCTATTCATAACAAACTTTTCAACATCTGGCGAAGCTTCGTAGTTCGTATTAGCAGCCGAACCTTTTTTGCTTTTTTTAGTTTTCGTAAATATCCATCCTGGAATTTTGGTGTAGTGCTTGCTTAGGGTTCCGTGCCACCAATCAACTACAGGTCTTGGTAAGATTTTAGTGTGATTGAATTGGTCTGCCTGTATCGGGAACTGGATTGACATAATCCTATTAATCATGAAAAAATTTCTCACCTTATCATTTCTAGAAACCTTATCCCAGTCCTGATCTTTTTTGAATATGGTTTTTACTACGTCAAAAAGCTCCATTAATTAAAGTCTTTAAATGGGTCAAACTGGCTGGGAGCATTTTGGGAACTTACCCAATTTGTCCCTTCAATTATCTTAACCCTGTCTAACGTTATAGACTTTTTCTCCAAGGATATTCCTCTCTTTAGCTCCTCTATAGTTCCACTAATAACTTCAGAGGGTATAACAGTTTTATCCAGCCACATAAGTTTATAGTTTCTCCTTAGGTTGTTAGCTGCTTTCTCCCTGTTTTCCTTACTGTCTATATCCTTCAGTAACCTAATGCAATATCCAGCAGTCCATTCCAAAAATTCATCATCGTCAATTAAATCAGAAAAAGGCAGCTTTGCCCACTTAGTGGTTTGCAAGGATTCCAATACAACTTCTGCCTTTTTTGGGGTAACCCTCTGGATTCTAGAACCATTTTTTACCTCCCAAATACCAGGTACTGCATCTCCTTTATCACCAACGAGCATCTTTACAAAAACAAAATCCCGGGGGGATATCTCATTAACATCCACCTTCTTTTTAAACTCCTTAAGCTTTTCCTTATCTGGGTCCATTATGCTTCCCATGTCAAAAACAGATGCCTCAGAGTTCTTATTTAACCATTTCTCTTCCCACCCTTTGGGAACTGAGAGTATATTATTTTTGGAATTAGCGTTCCACACAATTGTCCAATTGTCTTGCTTCCACCTTGCAAGCTGATGTAGATCTTTGTCACCAGAGATTATGATACAATTTTCACCCTTCGAGGTTAGATAATCAGCCCAGAAATATAACAAATCGTCACCTTCAGCTCCATTTACCTTAGAAAAAATAAATCCCATTTTTTCCAAATGTTCCCCGTAAGAAGTAAGGAGGTTAAAAAATAAGCTCCAGCCAGCCTCTTCGTCCTTTACCCTATTAGATTTATAACCACCACCCTCAATCTCAACATCCTTCCTCCAGCTTCTACTATCAGCAGCAAAAACTAACCTACCACCAGTTGGGATAGATCTTAAAGAAGATGTAAGATCAGTTGAAATCTTGCGAATGAACATGGATTGCTCATTGGAAGTTCCGAGGATATCCATGGGATTCTTATTTCCATATCCACCAAAAACACCAAAGGTCTTATGGAAGATATAATTGCCATCTATAAGTATATTAATCATTTCTATAAAAATTTAAATTTCCAAATTCACCAATATCCTTAAAATAAGGGTCTGTAATTCTAAAATCATAATCAATAAAATCCTCAAAGTCATTATAATCAGCTTCTAATCTCCTTTCGAGCTTATCTGCATCATTCCTTTTAGATAACCTAGATCTCCTTGTTTTTTCATCAATATCTAAGTATAGTACAACGGATTCTTTTCTATCCGCAGGCTTCATAGAAAGAAGTCCAGAGGGGGTCATAATAAACAGGTTACTAGCATTGAATTCATCCAGGGAGGTAAGATAAATCCACCCGTTAAAAATTACGTATTCATAGTAATTACCAGATCTAATAAACTCCTGATGTGCGGTATCTGAAGATATAAAATGATAATCTTTACCGCTTACCTCTCCTTCCCTTGGGGGCCTAGTGGTGTGGGAAACACAATACCTAAGTCCCCTTCCCTGTAGTATTTTTCTTAAGTGATCCTTACCAGAGCCACCTTTACCAACTATTATAAGTCTCTTCATATTATTTCCAAAAAACCTGTATGATGATAATCATTAAAGCTAGTAAAAGGCAAACAAATGTTTTTAAATTGACACCCTCACCTAAGATTATCCAACTCCAAAAAGAAACAACAAAAGCACCGATAGAGAATTGTATTAATCTTACTTTCCACACACTTTCCCATGCTGCGTATCCTACTCTAGCTCCATAGACAAAAAGTATAGATAGGACAATTCCTAAAATCCCAATGTTAAACCAGGTGTTGTTTCTAAACCAATCCCACCTAACTTGAGAAAATTGTTGGAACCAAGCTCCCGACTGTGCTAAAGCAATAATTAAAAAAAATATTAAACCCTGTTTATTCATCCACTTGGTTCTCTATCAAATCAAACTTTTCTAAGGCTCTACCCTCGTCAGAAATTGCCCAAGCCCATTTACCAAAATCCTCGTTACCTGGGAATATCTCCCTTTCATTGAGCTGAATTCCAAAAACAATCTTTGGCTTATCTATTTTTCTTTTAAATACCTCGTAAGCAACAGTAATACCACTATCTGGTTCTGTTTGCTCATACATAATGGCTTTTTCACCTCTTTTATAAAACTTATAGAGGTAAGTGTTTTTTCGAATCTCTTCTGGTAATAAATCCATTAGTCTATAAATTTTTGTATCTTAAAAATGAGGGAAAGTAAACTAACAACAGGATCTATTACCAACTGTCTTTGGGCCTGATGATGAGCAACCTCAACTACCACAGCAGGTACGATATTTGAGTGAGATGATTTATTCTTCATAATCCATTGAATAAACTCCTCCCCGAGTGCTGCCATTACGTCATCAACCTTTGATGAGTATTGACCAACGATTATTTGGTAATTTCCTATTGGATCTTTAGATGTAAATATCATATTATAAAGATCCTCGTAAGACCATCCAGAATCTCGTACCCTTGATATATCTATCTCTTTAACTCCCTCAATCACCCAAGATTGAATACGGTTAAGAGAAGATCTAAGATCTGGGAAGTACTCCTTCTCAAACTCATCAAGTGAAGCATCATCTATTGAAATAGAAAGTTTGCCCAGAATTAGCTTGATTCGGGATCTCCATTCTGTCCGTATCTTCTCTTCCTCCGCTTGATTTATCGGATCAAAGTTAATTACCTCAAATCTGCTTTGTATAGCATCTGGTACTTTATTGAGCCAATTACAAGTAGCTATGAACCTTGTATTAGAAGCAAATTTTTCTATTGTACCTCTAAGAGCCTTATAAAATTGATCGGAAGCACCATCAAACTCATCAAGGACAACAACCTTTTTAGAAGACTTACCATCCATAATGCTCATGGTGGAACAAAAGTCATTTATCTTTGTTCTGATAGTGTCTACTGAACTCTCATCAGAAACATTTATAAAGATGTGCGGGAGACCGTTCGAAAGTATCTTTGCCAGAGTGGTTTTCCCACATCCAGGAGATCCTGCTAAAAGTACATTGTGATTTAGTCCCTTATTATCAAATAAAGACCGGATCCTATCAGGGAGGATCATGTGTCTAATTTCTTTCGGTCTTAACTTCTCAGTAAGGAGTTGGTCTATCATAAAAAAGCTCTTTATCCTTGTACAGAAAAAAGAGCCTTAAGTTTCCCATTTAGAACAAGTTAGACATGTCGTCTGGGTCGGATTTATCGTTCCTAATTTCTATAAACCTGGGTAAGAAAAGACTTCGATTTTCGTGCTTATCCGTAATTGTTACGTTATACTGCACAGCTGCAATCTTACCTATAAGATCATTCGGATTTTCGCTTAGTATTTCTAGATCTTTATCAGTAAATCCAGAACCAATTTTTACGTTGAGAGTTTTTGATTTATCAGTGCAATCCAGTCCACCTATAAATCCCTCCCTTTTACCCTCGCCTGGATACCACCCAACAACTTCGAGATCACAATCGTTGACCTCTTTAAGTTTTATCCAACTTTTACTTCTTTTACATTCATAGAGGTGGTCGTTTTTACATATAACTCCTTCTCCACCTTGATTTACAATGTCTTTATAAATGACCAAGGTATCCTCCATAGAATCCACCTCCCACATCTGACCTAACCTAATATTTGATCCCTCTGGTAGAAGGTCCAGCGTTTCTGATAGCTTCTTTCTCCTTTTAATATAAAGAACAGAGCCCCTTCCTTTTTCGAGGGTTGAATTATCCTCCATATCAAACACATTAAAAAGGAAATTTGCATCTATATTGTCTGGGGCTGTGCCTTTAAGAATCTGTGTCACCTTTCCCGAAACAGACTTTCTGTTTAAATCTGTTAACTCGCCATCATAGAAAATAGCAGTATGTCCAGCTGCATCAGAGATAAGGGAAAGATCCTTAGCAATGTTACTAAGCTTAGAGGCATCCAACTCATTAAAAGCACGAGTATAAAAAGAGAATGATCTATCAGGATTCATCATGGCAATAACACGAACACCGTCGTATTTCTCCTCGCAATATATTTTATCCCACTTTTCAATTTCCTCCTGCTTATCCGTAGCTAACATTAAAGAAGGATCTGGAATGATTTCCTTCCCGACAGCTTTGTTTATAAGCTTTGCGCCAATTCCTACATTCATTCTCTTAGTGAGGATCCTCATAAGCATCTTTCTTATTTCGAGATCCTGATCTGGGTATTGCACAAAAGAATGGTCCAGTAAATCTTGCGCCCTTCCTCTCAATAAATCATTGGCTGCTGGAGCATTCTTCAGATCCTCTATGAGAGAAACAAAGGAATCCCAAAATGAATCGGGATTTGCTGAATAAATTCTCACTGGTTGCTCCTCTGAGAGGTCTAGTTTGTGTAGTTTGGTTGTTACAAATGGATTAAAACAGATATCCAGAATATAAGACATCTCCTCGGTGAGATTTTGTGAGATCAATCTCTGTTTCTCCTTTTGTGAACCGTTACCTGTAAGTTCTTCCAGCTGGCAAAATATTTCTAGCTCTTTAAGCATATCAGTGTATTTTAAACAAAACTAAGCAATAAGAACGCAAATAAAAAAAGAATCCACAGCAAAGTGGATTTAATTAGCTAAAAAATTGAGACGGATTATTATATCCTAAACGAAGAATCTGGTACTGCTACCCCCTTTTTATTTACCACATTTGCACAAGCGCTATTAGCAAATTCAATAGATTCACCAGTATTACCAGTAGATAAGTACTTCAGCGAAAAGGCAGATATAAAAGTATCTCCAGCACCACTTACATCGATGGTATCCTGTGGATTTGAACTTGGGTAGATCTCTCCGTTAAACATAGCACCATTGGAACCTAGGGTTATTATAAACTTCTCTGGGTACTTATCCGCCAGGTCCTTGTTGTTTTCATATTCTATCTCATTCAGTTTAACGAATGTTATTTCCTGTATAAGATCTTCAGACAATTTCTTCTTACTATCCATAAGAACCAAGCTGCCCTGATTAGCTATTTGCTCTATATGAGATGTGGTAAGAAATCCCTTGTTATAGTCGCTGATTATTACCAGATCAGACTCGTTAATCGTACCTCTCTTTCTAGAAGACATAAAGGAAAAAGAATCCATTGGAAAACTTTCGCCCTCGTCAACCCGAACAATCATATGGTTACTCTTCTTCTCAACGAACCTAATTTTCTCTATCTTATTAGCCTGATGCCAATGAACAACCTCTATGTCATCACTTAAAGAATTCAGGTTATCCACGACGTTCCCCGCCATCCCATTATTTTCTACAATTTCGATTGGGTTAAAAACAGGAACTGGAGCTTCTGGGCACATTCTACTTACCTCTCCGTAAACAAACCGATCTATACAGAGTTCACCTACTACTAAAACCTTTAACATAAAAATTGATTTAAGAACCTTACTTATTTATAGTGTGAAACTATCTGAAGATTCCTCCTCACCTCCAGCTTCCTTAGCCTTTTCCTCGGCCTTTTTCTGCTCCATCTCCTTATACTTCTCGTTTTTCTTATACTCGTCCATCGTAAGTCCAAGATACCTCTTTATTAGGAAATTCTTATCAAAATAAGGTTCTTCCTCTTCACCAATCTTCTGCTTCATCTCACCAAGATCATTTACAAACTGTGCTCTCTTAGTATAATTCTGAAGCTGTATAAATTCTTCAAAAAGATTCTCCCTAACATAAGTTAGGCCTAAATTTGATTTAAAAGATCTGTCCTTAGATAATTCAGGAAAATCAAGACACATTTGTATATACAAGGGTTTCACCAATATTTCTTGGAAAATAGATCTGAGCCTTGTTAGGAATTTCTCAAATCTAATCTCATCCCTTTCCAATTGGTCGATGCTAATTTGATAATTAGCAGGAGTTCCGTTTCTGAAAGCAAACCTTGCATATGGTATCTTTGAATCCTGTTTAAGCTTATTGTAGAAATAAATTACGTTATCCATTACATTGAAATCAGGACCATTAGGATCTAATGTTTCAATTTGGGGAGATTGCCCATCTTTTTCCGGAAATAAGTAGTTCTTATAGAATTGAACCTTCGGTCTACCATTTACAGTGAGTTCACCCGAAGAATCGTTTATTTCCATTTCTTCCTTGTAAATAGACATAAGCTGTCCCAATGTCTGCATTGCCTTTTGTTGAGATTGGGAACCCACAGGAATTACAAATTTTAGTCTGTATGATGCATTCATAACATTCCATATAACCCTGGTGTTTTCCATGATTCTTAGAATATTATAGGATCTAATTAAACGTTCTACATAGCTTACCCTAGATATAGTATTACCCTTTGCGTAAGAAATATAGATAACCTGCTCGCTTTTAAGATTTCTGGTCATCTTGCTATCACCAGGATACTGAATCCATATTTGTTGATACTCACCATTTGGTTGAGGTTGTGTAGCAGGTTGCAATGAAGTAGGGTCTAGCTCTTTAAAACCAACTATTTTTTTACCGTCGGTGGAATATACGATTTCAAAAGCAAGAAATCCATCTATAAGAAATTGCTTAAAATATTGCCAAGCTAGTATTCCCTGTTGAAAACCAAAAAGCATATACATGTTTCTATAGTTTTCGTCTAGTTTATCTATAATATTAGGCTTTAGGTCTATATTAGAAAGAGATGGATACCCAATAAAATTCTTGTCATCATAATTTATAGCATCGTCTGTAAGTGTATCTAAGATAAAATCAATTTCGCCGTTAAGGGAAAATTTCCTAAGGAAGTCTCTTTTGCCTAAATAGTCCTTATCGAAATATGCTATATACTTTCTTACCTTAGTATCTTGATAACCAAGAGTCCAATAAAAAGCATTATTCTCAGTGAATCCTGTACCTTGCTCATTAAAGAAATTAGATTCTGTAGCACCAATAGCTTGGGAGTTACGAATAACCATGTCTTCGTACTCCATACCAAATCTCCCCACCTTGGATAAATTCTTATAAAGATTCCCAAGGAAAGATCTTTCTGCTACGTAATCTAAAAATCCTGCCATCCTTTATTACTTATTCTTGAGGAGGGGCTTCCTCCGTTGATTCCTCTGCGGGTTCCTGTGCTTCATCTTCATCCTTTTCTTCTTCAGCCTTTTTAGCTTCTTCTTCCTTCCTTTTTTGAATCGCCTCCTTATTAGCTTTAATATCATCAGCATTCATACCCAGATGGGATTCAATTAAATAAGCTAAAGAGAAGAAGGGCTCACCGGAGTCGTCGGTTAAAGTGTACATGCCATCTATTTGCTCCTTCTTTTTAAGCATGGTTTCTATCTCCTGGTTTATCCTAAACGGATTATCAGAAACAAATTCCAAGCCCAACTGACTCTTGAACAAATAATCCTTCTCCAGCTCGGGGAAGTCTTTACACATCTGTATCCAAAGTGGCTTAACAAGGACATCTTGGAAAATAGATCTAAGCCTAGTAATAAACTTGGCAAATCTTATTTCTTCCTTATCAAGTCCTTCAGCGCCATTTGAATAATTTCCAATCGATCCGCCGTCAGGACCCTGGAATCTAGAAAAAGGAACCTTCGATTCTTGAACCAGCTTGTCATAAAAGTAAGCAAGCGGTTGAGGGTCGTTAAGGTTTGGTCCAGCATTATTTATAGGCTCTATAGTTGGAGTACCATTTACACCAGAAGGCATAAGGTAATTTTTGTAGAACTGTATTTTAGGTCTACCATCTACAGTTAATTCCCCGCTCTCATCATTAAACCTAATATCTTCTTTGTAGATACTCATCAATTCACCTAAGGTCTGCATTGACTTTTGAGGTGACCTCGATCCAATTGGTACCGTCATCTTCATTCTAAAAGATGCGTTCATTACAGACCAAATAACCCTGGTGTATTCTATAATTCTTAGAATGTTGTAAGGCCTAATAAGTCTTTCAACATAACTAACCCGAGAAACTGTATTACCTTTGGCAAAAGAAATATAAATAACCTGAGAATCATAGAGCATCCTTCTCTTGTTAATATCATTAGGATACTGATACCAAACATTTAGATATGTTCCGTCTGGCTGTTTTTCAACAGAAGGCATTAGAGTTGTAGCATCTAATTCCTTAAATCCTATTATCTCCTTACCCTTGTCATTATATACAATCTCAAAGGCAAGGAATCCATCAACCATCAATTGCCTGAAGTATTGCCAAGCACTTATATCATCAGTAAAGCCGAACATGTCGTACAGCTTTTTAAAGTTTTCGTCGATTCTATCCTTTACTTTGTCCTTTACGTCAGTTAAGTTTAGGAATGCAGGATGTGCGAAGAAGTTTTGGGGATCGAAAGTTATAGCTTCATCACAAACGGTATCCAGGATGTACTCAATTTCAGGATTTAAAGCAAACTTTCTTAGATAATCCCTTTTACCAGCATAATCTTTATCATAATAACTAATAAACTGCCTGGTTGTAGTGTCTTGCCTTCCTAAAGAATAAAGCAAGCTTTCATCGTCAATAGCTTGCTTTTTCATGAACTCAGCTTCTATCGACCCGATAGCTTGCGAGTTCTTAATCACCATATCACCATATCTCATACCAAAGTTACTAAGAGACTTTACAGACTCTCGTATTCTCTGGAATATTGGGCTTCCTTCTTGATTTTCGTTAAATCCGGCCATTTATAGTAATATGATCTAGTTTTTGTATTAGAGACTAAGCATTTAATTTCGATCTATAATCATTATATATCCCACTGGTAGATTGACCCTCTATCCTAAAATCGGAAATATATGGGATTCTGACCCAATCCTCATAATCTACAACGCTCACTTCTGCTATAAAATCCCTCTTAAAGCCCGTTAAAGATGTTTTCCACCCAGTCCCGCTTAGGAGCCTGTCAAAAGATTGAGTAATATTTCTTACCGGAGCTTGAGAGGAGTAAGGAAGCTGGGAATTTTCCTTAAATAGGGGAAAGTACTGTTCCCATAATTTGAATAAAATGTTCCCTCTATAGTCGGGAGGAATAACATTAAGATCTAGAGAAATCAGAATATCAGAACCGTTATGTCTTTCCTTCTTTACAAACATGAATATTGGAGACCTATCTATGAATGGATGTTTTTCAGAAACCATTGTCTTGGTTTTATATGAAGCTGAATAAATTTTCCCAGGTATAAAATTTCCATCAAATTTCATATTACCACCATCACCGCCTGGGCCATACTTACCAAAAAAGTATCTGTTTGAATCGGTCGAAACCTGAGAGACCGAACTAGATCCATCCCTCAAATCCTTTATCTGCTCTTCAAAGGATTTCACTTGCTCTTAAATAAAAAATTCTCATCAACCACGCCGAATTTATAGCCTCTAGCATCTGCCCATCTCTGAGCCGCTTTAAATTTTGCTTGGTTGGTAATCCATATTTGCATCTTGTGATTATAAGACTTAAGCTTTTTGAGTGTGCTATTTCCCTCTAGAATCGGTCTCTTAAAGTGCTTTTCTGGCTTTACCTCTATTATCCAATCCTGTGTTTGTCCATCATCTTTAAGGACCTGCATATAAAAATCCACATTATACTGATGCTCTTTCTTATCTAATGGATTGTAATAAGGAATTGATATAGGTTCAGAACTCCATTTAAGGATTTTTTCATTATTGTCACAATAGCGACAAAATCTAAATTCCCACGAGGATCTACATATTATGTTATGAACGTCGCCGATATATTTGTCTGGGTTTTGAGCTACATATAGTCCAGACTTATAATCCCCGTTGGGTTTTATTTTTTTTATATCCGGCATTTCTACACATTATACGTATTGTCATCTCCGGTTATGTATGAAAAAGGAATAGTTTTTGGAGCTTTTGGTGGATGTATTTTTTTCCATCCTTTAGCAAAACCATTTTTAGCTATCTGTGTAAAGTATGCAAAGGGGTTATTAGATTTTTCTGGATTGAACCTATTCCAATATTTGCAAAGGTCCTCCATAGCAAAAGCCATACAGTCTGCTTTATCATCAGGATCCCGGTAAGCCATCTTCTTAGATATACCTTGAACCATTAGGCCAAACATCTCTATAGTCTCAGGTGTGAGTTCACCTTTTTCCTTTGACTCCAATACTGCAGCCATCAGATCTTTATTCCTTACATAAGCCTTTGCCATAACCTTTATACTTATATTATTTTTAGTTTAAACCTCGAGGTTAGTTTCGACCTAAGCCTTATCCTCTTCGGTACCATCTTCAGAAGAAATGAGCGTGTCCCCAGTAGGTTCCTTTCCATCTGGGGCGACGCTCATTTTATCTTCGATATTATCGACGAAAGGCTCTGGAGATTCAGATTGCTCCTCTCCCGTAGGAGCAAAAGACCAAACTTTACTAAGTATTTTTCTTAGTTTTTTTTTGACTCCTCGCTTTCGTCAATGTTATATCCCATTTCTGGGTTAACTTCTAAATCAGTTTCTGCTTCAGTACCAGCTGCTGGTGCTTCTGCTAATTCCTGGTTAGTTTTCATGATATCGGCTGCTGCTTTTTCTGCCTTGGCAACTTCAACATCATATTCTGCTTTGTGCTCACCACCAGGGGCAACTGATAATTGCTGATCTGTTTTTTCCATATCATCAGCCTCATCAAGGTTATATCCCATCTCATCGCCAACTTCGTGATGTAATTCCTTGTCAGTACCATCTCCAGGAGCAGATGCCATGTCTGAGTCTGTTTTTACCATGTCAGGATTTGACTCTTCAGCTTTAACTGATTTTACCTCATAATCCGCATGAGATCTTCCACCCGGTGCTTCTGCTAATTGCTGATCTGTGTTTTCAACATCTCTTTCAGACAACTCCGAATTTCCTTCGGAAGGAGCTGTAGCCATTTCGTTATCTGATGACTCCACTTCCTCTGTATTTTCATTTACGTTATACCCAATCTTATCAACCAAAGAATCCTTAAGCTTAACGCTATAATCAGTTTCCTTTTCGCTTCCTTCAGGAGCTTCTTCTAAATTAGCGTGGTCTTCTTTCTCGATATCTTTTTTACCAGCTTCATCTTGATCCTTAGCTGCAGGTGCTTCAGAAGTATTTGCCTTTAGTGTAGAAGCTGGAGTTTTATCCTTTTCAGATGCTGTTTTGTTCTCCGGAGCTACTGCCATATCCTGAGAAGACTCTTCCAAAGCATCCTCTGTATTTTCTTCAGCAGTTTCTATCGGTGTTTCGTTCTCTTTAACCTCCTCTTGAGTTTCATCAGCTTCCTGATTTTCTTCACCAGCAGATTTTAGAGCTTCCTCAATGTCAACGATTTCATCCATTCTGAAATCACCGGTTCTTCCGTTATCCATTAGTACAGTGTAAGAACCTGACGTACTATCCATAGAAATAATCTTTCCTGTATTTCCGGACTCCTTTACCTTTACGTAATCACCAACGGTGAATTTTTGATCCTCGTTTAAATCCTCCATTTCAACAGAAGAAGATTCTATTTTTTCGATCTCCTCGTTAACAGCCGACCATTTTTTCCTAAGCGAAGATAGCTCCTGCTCAAGCATATGCTTGGCTCTTGCCATTTCCTTAGAGTTTTCGTAAAGTGGGTTGGTAGCCATTGCTTGTGAGATCTTATTGATCTCATTTTCTACAATAGCGATATTGTCAATAATTTGCTTTCTATCATTAAGCATAATTGACTTAATTCTATTCTCACCGTCCAAGAATTCAGTTAATCCTTCAGAAATATCATATTTCATAAGATCCTTAACCATTGAAGTAGCTTGCGTACCATTTACTTGGAATAAAGAATTCTCGTTCATTCCTTCGTTGATCCTGTTAAGATAAAGGTTTGAGTTCCATTTAATCAAGTTTACTGATACACCTTCGAAAACTTTAGATTCTAACCTTTTAGCAAAATCAAGCTCAACAACATTTGAGAAGTTTTCATAAAGATTAATGATGTCAGAAACTGCTTTCGACTCATTAACTCCCAAGCTTCCAGATATTTCTAATGCTATCTGCTTTGCCAATTGAGTTGTGTCACTAAAGTTAATCTTATTCTCTTTAGAATAGATTGATACAGAGTCAGACTCTTCCACAATCTTGAAGCTGCTGTTTCCAACATAGAAACTTAGTCCGCTTTCGTTAATTTTAACCATCGGAGAGTAAAATGACCCTAACAAAGTTTTAAATGACTCTGGCAGAGCAGAGTATTCAACATTCGAGAGTCTCTTGATTCCCTCAGAATTACCTTCAAATACATTACTACCAATAGTAAATACTGTCTTACCACCAGAAACGTGTACTGGAGAATAAACTTTCCTCACAGAAGAATTACCATTGTTAACCGGTATACTTAGCTTAGACTCTGAGGATTCCATTAAAGAAAGCGTATTAACAAGATTTCTTACCGTCGGGTTAAAAGACCATCTCGAGATCTCTTTGGACAAAAGTGAAACGGACTTATTCTCTGATATCAACCACTTATTCAGAGATTCTGTTACTGGAGAATAGAAATCAGCACCAGCGTTCTTTTCAATAGAATATAAAGCCTTTGAAACCTCAATCTCAGGTCTTAGCGAAGCGACGTTTTCCTTAATTGTCTCTACTGCTGATTTTACTTTGTTATCCCAGTTGAAGTTTTGTAGCTCCTGGACAAATGCCTCAGCTAATAAAAATTCAGGGGTATTATTGTTCTTTAAAAGATGAGTAAATTTCTCGCAAAGGATTTTTACATTCGGATGCTCGTAAATGCCAGTGCCTTTCAAAGATAGAATAGACTCGTATACACCAAGATTATTAACTGCCTGTGAATCAATGAATGCTTTAGCTGAAGGATCCTTTTCTGCCACCTCCTTAAGACTCTCAGAAATATTAGTAACTTCAACAGAATCATCTTTCTTACCATCTACATAAGATCCAGAATTTTTAGAGGTATTAGATCCAATACCACCCCAAGATTCCATTAGTTTTTGAGCTGCTGATTTAGATCTTTCTATTTCTTGCTGTCTTAGCATTTCGATAGGATTTGCAGCGGTTTCGCCTTCACTTTCCTTTACTACCTGGTCAACAGATTCAAGGATTGCGGATTCATTTACAGATTCCCCATTTTGTATTTTATTAATGTGGGATTCGCAAATCGATCTAACTTCAGGGTTAGTGGTTGTTTCCCTAAGAGTTTTTAATTGATTAAGTAAGTCCATTCTACTTGTGTTTTTTTGCTTTCTATATATCACACCTGTGATATTGAAACTTTTCCATTATATAT